TATCATATTGATCATCCTCTTTCCCTCCTCATTTACTATTTATTATAGTTTAGAAGAGGTTTCTAGGTGGCTCAATTTTAAATGACGATGGGTGGCTCAGTTTTATATTACGATATACAAATGGACTATGAAAATATGATGACTTAGAGATTTTGTAATTGATTCTCTGTATTTTTTGTGATACATTTAAACAAAGTATGAGTGAATTAGTATAATTAGAGTAACCATGGAGGGAAATCATATGACGATTTACACAACTAGTGAATGGAGTGGCTATGGTAAAAGTTATTATTGGAATGAGTACAGACTAGAGGGAAATGTTGTGACTAAATTTAAATGCCATAGAATAAAAATATTTGATGGGCATGAAAGTGAATGGAATATGGGTGAAGAAGTAGAAGCGTCCTGGAACATTGATGATCCTAATATGCCAGAATGGCTAAAACAATATATTTGATAAGTTATGATTACTTTATAGATAATTAAATGAAGGTTACCTTAATCAGTAGCCTTTTTTGATACTCAAAAGGAGAGAGATTTAGTGGGCAATTTCATGAGAAAGAAAAAGGAAGGTTCAACAAATACTTTCCAGTTATTAAATCAAAACAATACCTTCTTCACTCCATTTGGAAACAATATCTCAAAGAGTGATGTGGTCAAGATATGTATTGATAGAGTTGCGAGCCAATGTGCAAAACTCAAACCAAGATACATTAAAACTGAAGCAGACAAGACAGTAACCGAGAAGCAAGGTCGACTGTCTTTTTTATTGAAGCATAAGCCTAACCCACTCATGACACCTTATGACTTTATCTATAAAGTAATTACGTTGTTGCTACTGAATGATAATGCATTTGTTTATCCTATGTTTGATTCGGTAAATGGTGGTCTTAAAGCACTCTATCCGCTAAGACCGATTTTGGTTGAAGCAGTAGTAGATAATGTTGATGGTTATTACTTGAAGTTCTACTTTGAGGATGGAAAACAATTTATGTTGCCTTATGAGAATGTCATCCACTTGAGGAAGTACTTTGCTTCCAATGACATCTTTGGTGGTAACGGATCATCTGGTGACCATGAAGCGATCCTAAAAACCATCTCAATCAATGAAAATGTGCTTCAAGGCATCGATAACGCAGTCAGATCATCGATGCAAATTAAAGGAATCATCAAAATGAATGGGATGCTTTCAGAAGCTGATAAGAAAAAACAAAGAGAGCTCTTTGATTTAGCTCTCAACGATTCTATCAGTACTAAAGGAAGCTCCATCATTCCCATTGATTTAAAGTCGGAATATGTACCTTTAACGGTAGATCCTAAACTGATCGACAAAGAAACACTCGAATTTTTACAATCCAAGATACTTGATTATTTTGGTGTATCAGCACCGATATTCGCTAACAAATATAGTGAAGAAGATTTCAACTCGTTTTATGAGTCAACCATTGAGCCTCTAGCTATTCAGCTATCAGAGGCTTTTTCTTTGGGATTACTTACCGAAAATGAGTTAACTCGTGGTGAAGAGATTATTTTCTATAGTGAACGATTGCAGTATGCAAGCTGGAATACAAAAGTGAGTGCCATCGAAAAACTGATGAGCCTAGGGATCATGACCTTAAATGAATCCAGAGCTTTGCTTGGACTAGAACCTATTGAGGGTGGAAACAAAAGGCTGCAATCGCTCAACTTTGTGGATGCGGATAAGGCAAACAAATACCAAGTTGGTGAGGAGAACAAAGATGAAAGTCACAGTTAATGGAACGATATCAAAGGAAGCACTCAAGGTGATTCTAGAATCACAGAAAGCAAAATCACAAATTATCGATGAGTTTTGCAAAGAGAACAAGATTACAAGTTTTCACTACAAGGATTCAGAACTTGAATACACTCTTGAAGGTAAACCTAACAAACCAAAAATAGAGGTGAGAACCAATGATTAAAGAAACAAGACTTGCGGATGTTAAGTTTGAAGAAGCTGAAGGTAAGATGACCTTAGAAGGTTATGCGATTGTGTTCAACCAGGAAACACTCATCGGAAATGAAGATTATGGGTTCGTTGAATCTATCGATCATCGAGCGCTTCAAAATGCCCAGATGAAAGATGTTCCTATGAAATATAACCATATGGACTCCTTCCTAATCATCGCTCGAACTAAAAATAAATCACTGACACTATCGGTCGATAACATTGGGCTAAAAGTACAAGCTGAGTTAGTCGACACCCAATCGAACCAAGACATCTATAAGATGGTCCGCAGTGGCCTACTTGATAAGATGAGTTTTGCTTTCACTGTTGAAGAACAGTCATGGAATAAAGAAGGCAAAATCCCTAAACGTACCATCACTAAAATCGGAAGGCTCTATGATGTCTCAGTGGTAGACACGCCAGCTTACGATTCGACTAGTATATATGCTCGTTCTTTAGAGTCTATGGATGTAGAACTAAAGGCTATGGAGTTAGAAGAGCAGAAACAGCATGTTGAAGTGATGAAAAAGAAGATCCGTATCAAAACAAACTACTAAATCAAAAGGAGAAAAAATCATGAATTTAGAAAAAAGACGTAAAGAAATTGAAGCACGCTTAACTGAGATTCGCTCAATTGTTGAAGCGGAATCAGATGTATCAAAATTGGAAGCATTCGATACTGAATGCAATACCCTACAAGAGGAACGCTCTGTCATCGATAAAAAGATGATGATTGCATCCAAAGTCGATGTCAAACCGATTGTCATTGATACACGCACTGACAATAAGGATACCTTAGAACTTCGCGGTAAACAACTCCGTGAAAATCGAGTTATCCAAGTGTCCAGTTCGGAAGTTTTGGTTCCTGAAACGGTATCTAATGGCTTAGCACCAGTTCCGTATGCCCAAGTATCTACTTTGGTGGACAAGGTCAATATCATCAACCTTAATGGTGGTGAAACCTACAAGAAATCATTTGTGAAATCAAATGGCATTGCTGGAACTACAGCTGAAGGTGCAGCATACACTGAAACTGAACCAGCATTTGGTTATGTCACCATTACGAAAGTTAAGATTACAGCTTATACCGAAATCACAGAAGAACTTGAAAAGCTTCCAAGCATTCCATATCAAGCAGAGGTACTTAGAAACATCAATGTATCTTTGAAAAAGAAAATCTCTGAACAAATCCTACGAGGTGCCGGAACATCGAACACTTTCACTGGTATTTTCAGCGATCAAGCAGTTGCATTATCGGATACGACTCCGCTTGAACTATCCGCAATCACTGACACAACTTTAGATGACATCATCTTTGCTTATGGTGGCGATGAAGAAGTCGAAGGTGGTGCGGTTCTTATCTTGAATAAGAACGACTTGCGTGCATTTGCTGGTCTTCGTACTTCCGAAGGTCGTAAGGTTCATACCGTTGATTACATCAATCAAACCATCGATGGCATTCCTTATGTGATCAACTCACATTGCAAAGCAATCGCTGACAGTGCAACCACTGCAGGTGAGTATGCGATGGCTTATGGTTCACTCAAGAACTATGAAGTGCCTATCTTCTCACCGGTTGAAATCGGCAAATCGACAGATTACAAATTTAAAGATGGCATTATCTGCTACAAAGCATCCGTATTCACTGGGGGCAATGTGGTAGGTTATAAAGGTTTCCTTCGTATCAAGAAGAAAGCCGCTGCCTAATCGGAGGAACTAAATCATGGCCATACTCGATACAGTGAAGAAAGCACTCTTGATTCCTCTAACAGAAACATATGCTGATGAGGAGTTGTTGTCTCATATTGAGGCTTGTAAAGAACTCATTCGTTCTGTAGGTGTGGCAGATGATGTCGTAAATGGTGAGGGAGTCCCAATCGTGGATTCCCTCATCCTTATTTACTGTAAGACGTTCTTTGGTTTTAAGAACGATGGATCTGTGAAAGAACTTCCGAAGAGTTTTGAAATGCTCATCAAACAGCTATCATTCACGAAAGGAAGTAATTCCTAATGTTTCCAAGTTCACCTAACATCAAATTAACGTTTCTAAAACTAGCCAACACACCAGATTCTATCGGCAATCGAACACTAATACTTACAAGCTCAAAAGAGGTTATTGGGATTAATCTTTCAGTGACTTCAAAAGAATATTATGAAAGCAAGAAAACAGACATCAGAATTGATGTTGCAGTCAAGATTCAAAGCTTCTTATATGATGGGTCTAGACATGCATTGATCGATTCAAAGGTTTATAAACTCGAACGAAACTATATCAGCGGTCAGTTTATTGAGCTTTATTTTGTTGAAACAAAGATTAAAAAAGGTGATATTGATGGTTTCATTGGATGAATTAGCACTTGGAATTAGTGAGCTTGTCGAATCCTATGCAGAAGATGTCATCAAAGAAATGGAAAAAGTGCTAGACGAAACCGCAGATAAAGTACTTTCTTACATTCTTTCAAAAGCACCAAAGAGTGGTCAAGCCTATGGCTTTGCAGAATCGTTTGTTGCTATTCCTGAAGGTGAAGGTATCAATAAGCGTATCGCCATCTATTCAAGCACTAAAGGAAGGTTAACTCATTTACTTGAGTTTGGATTTACACATCGTGGTGGTAAATTTGTGGGACCACGTCCATTCATGCGACCTGCTTTCGATGCATTTGCACCTGATATGGTTGAGAAAATCAAATCGATTATTGAAAGAGGTGGATCCGCATGAGTTTTATAGAGCAACTATTCCAAATACTTGATGGTGTTTTACCAAATAGAGTGTCTTATGGAACCAATATTGTCGATGCAAACGAACTCCATGTATACCCATTTATTGTCTATCAAGAAATCAGCGATAGAGTTCAAACCTACGCAGATAACAAATCAGCAGTTCGGATTATCACCTATCAAATCACACTTGTCACAGAATCAAAGAACCCAATCTTCGAAGAGCAACTAGAATCAGCTTTATATCAATCGGGGTTCAATTATCAAATGATTACAGAATACGTCAATGACGATAACTCGGTAACCAGAGTTTATGAAATCAAACAGGAGAAAATAAAATATGAGTAATAAAGTTACTTTCGGACTTACAAATGTTCACTATGCACTCGCTACGATTGGAACCGATGGTTCCTGGACTTTTGGAACACCAAAGCGTCTGGTTGGTGCTCAAGAAATCACTACTGAAATCATCGGTGGTAGTTCACAAGTCTATGCAGACGATAAGGTTATCGCAACCCTAGTATCCAATTCAGGCTCAACCGTCACTCTCAAGTTTACAGAGATTTATGATGAATTTAAAAAGGATATCTTTGGATTCAAGACAGATACCAATGGCAACTTTGTCGAAGTGGTCAATAATGAAACCAAGACCTTCGCATTGGGCTATGAAATTCAAGGCGATGCCAAAGCACGTCGCATTTGGTATTACCTATGTACAGCTACACCTTCAGGGGATGCTAGCAAATCGAAAGCCGACTCCATTGAAGCTAACTCAATCGCACTTAACATTACCGCTCGTCCGATCGAGTCAGGTAATAATCTGATCCTTCGTGTTATCGCAAGCGTTGGAGATACGAATTACACGAACTTCTTATCGACATCGCCAGTATTACCAACATTCATCTAAGGAGGATTTAAACCATGGAAAAAGTAATTAAACTAGGAGAAAAGGAGTACAAACTCCATTCGTCACTATTCACAATCATTGATTATCGTAATGTATTTGGGTCTGAATTATTCAATGACATAAAAAAACTAGAAAAAACCAAGAATATTAAAGAAGAAGATTTCTCGCTGATCATCGATACGATTTTCCGGATCATCTATGTGCTTCATCGCCCATTCAGTAAGACGTCTTACAATGACTTCTTGATGGCACTTGATTTTGGTATCTTAAGTGATACAGAAGAACTGGGTATCTTATCTCAAACTATCGGTGAAATGCTAGGCACTCTCCAAAAAGGCACCAAACCATCCCCACAGTCTAAATGATGAGCCTGAGTTTGGCGCAACTTCAAACATTATTTTCAACTTGGCTCATCTAGGTATATCGATTGAAGATTCCAAGTATTTTGATTTAACGACATATTTTGAGTTAGTTCAACTTGAAATGAAGGTCATATCTGGAAAAGATTCTGGTAGACGAGCTTCTCAGACCGATATAGATGCATTCCTTATCTAAATCAAGTATTTAAAATAAGTTATATTTGGTATAATTTATTCGTACGAGTTTGGAGTGGATAGCATGAATTTGAAAGAACGTGCAAAGAAACTAAAAATTGATATTCCCGCAGTTTTTATTGCATTGAAACACAAGGATACACCTTTTATGGCAAAGTTTTTTGCAGGGATTACAATTATCTATGCACTATCTCCCATTGATTTGATTCCAGATTTTATACCATTATTGGGTTATTTGGATGATTTGATTATTTTACCTTTGTTCATTGCTCTTACAATTAGATCAATACCTAAAGAAAAATTTGAAGAGTATCGAAAAGAAGCTGAAGGAATGTGGAAGAATGGAAAGCCAAAGAAATGGTATTATGCAATTCCATTTATATTGATTTGGCTATTGATTATTGCAATAGTAATTAAAACATTTGTGTATTAGGGTTTTATATCATCAACACCTTATATGAGGTGTTTTTTTATCTATATAGGAGGTGAGCAAAGATGGCAGAAACAGTCAAAGGATTAAACATAAAGCTAAGTCTTGATGGCAAAGATTTAGAGAATGAACTCAAAGGAATTCAATCAGATCTTAAAGAACAACAAAAGGATCTCAAAGCCATTAATGCAAACCTCAAATACGACAGCTCTAATGTTGAACTTTGGAAACAAAAACAATCGAAGCTCAACGACATCCTTCAAACGACTAAAAAGAAACTAGAAACGCAGAATCAAGAACTCGAAAAAGCAAAACAAGCAGTCAAACTTGGACAGATGAGTGAAACTGAATTTAATAAGCTTGCTCGTAATGTGGCATATACCGAAGCTGAAGTATCTAAACTCAATAAGGAGCTTCAAAACACAAGAAGCAAAATCACAGAACTATCGAATGCGAACTTTGAGAAGATTGGGAAGCTAGGTTCCACACTAACCAAATCAGTCACTGTACCTGTGCTTGGAGCTTTATCAGCTCTTGGTGCACTTGCAGTAAAGACAGCAAACACAGCCGATGAAATTGCCGATACAGCCGCAAAACTTGGCCTAAGTGCCGAGAGTTTACAAGAGTGGAACTACGTTTCCAAGATATCAGGAAGTTCGACAGAAAGCCTGAACAAGGCCTTTATCAAAGTCAATGGTATTCTTGGTGATATTGCAACTGGTAATGGTGATAAGGTAGCGGAAAGTCTTGCTCAAATTGGGTTAACAGTTGATGATCTAAAAGGACTTAATGCAGATCAAGCATTTAATCTAATTCGAAATGCCTTATCAGGTGTTGAAGATGAAGCCTTAAGAGTAGGTATAGCGAATGAGTTCTTTGGCGATAAGATTGGTACTGAAATTCTCCCAATGTTATCTCAAGAAGAAACGGCAATTAATTCGCTTCGACAAGAAGTTAGAGAGCTTGGCATAATTACGAATGAACAAGCAGCGATTGCTGGTGAATTCAATGATTCAGTAGACCAAACTAAACAAGCTCTAGGTAGTCTTGCTATGGACATATCCGTTCAAGTTCTACCTATCATGCAAACCATGCTTCAAAAGGTTAGAGATGAAATCATTCCGACTTTGAAAAGTTGGATTGAAAAATGGAATAACTTAGATTCAGGCACTAAGCAAATTATCCTTACACTTGGTGCAGTCATAACTGCCATAGGTCCAGTACTTTCCATAATCGGAAAAGTGGGACCTATTTTAAATATCGTGTCAACTGCACTAAAAGCAGTAGGTACTTCAGGTCTTTTTGCAGGAGCTGGATTAAACTTTGCAACGCTTGGAATTGGTGCACTAGTTGCTATTATAGCGATGGCTTTATTTGAAAGCGAGGAATTCAGAGCTTTACTGGGTAGGCTTGGTGAAACGTTAATGAAACTATTACCACCAATTATGATGATAGTCGATAGTCTTATGACAGCTTTATCACCTATCCTGGATGTACTGATTGAATTAATCATAATGCTCGTGGATATGTTGGTACCAATTATTAAAGTATTACTGATACCTCTAATCAATCACATTGAATTCATTGCACAACTATTAGAATTGGTAGCACCACTTATAGAAATCATCGGTAAAGTTCTACAAGCCATATTGATTCCAGCAATCAAAGTCCTTCAAAAAGTATTAGAACCAGTGATGGCTATTGTTCAAAAAATAGTAGAGTTTTTAGCTCAAATATTCGAATGGATTGGTGATTTGGGTTCCAAAATGGGTGATATTGCTGGTAACTTCGGGGACATGATGGGAAGTATAACAGGAAACATTGGTGATTTTGCTTCAAACATGTCTAAAGGTATAGGCGATTTTGTTGGAAATGCTGCAGATAAAGTTGGCGGTCTATTTGGAAAATTGGGTGGTTGGTTTGGTGACAATCTGAATCTAAAACAAACTCAAAGTATTAATTCAACCAGTCATATTAATCGCTCTAGTAATAACACAAATAACATTACCATCAATACCACATCACCAACATTTGACATTGATTCTATTAATAAAGCATTAGGAGGTAGTGTTATATGATAAGAAAACTCTATCTTGAAAATCAATCTGGGAATAGATTTTATTTTGATTACCGAAGTGGATGCCTTATCCATGCTATATCTGGCTTAGGGTTCACTCAAGAAATCACTTATTTAAAGTATGATACTTTTTATGATCGCGTAGATCAGACTCAAGGACTAACAGACATACAAGCAAGCCTAGTATTCCTAAAAGGCTATACTGGCTATACGGAATTGATGAATTATATAAGACTTGGAGAAAAAAAGCTCAAACTAATTTATGAATCGGATGATAGAGCTTTTTGTTATGTTGATATCAAATCTTTATCGAAACAAGAATTAGTTGCTGGTACATTACAAAGCCAAGTAATATTTCAAAAATTATCATTATGGCTCAAGAATCAAACATACACAGTTACTGTTAACGAGGATTCATTAGGACGTTCATATCCTTATAGTTATCCTTATACGTATTCAGCCTTCTTTGAAGGTAAAATCAGAATCAATAATCGAGGTGTGCAAAAGGCACCTCTTTTAATTGAAATCATAGGTGAAGTGAGTGACCCAGAGATTATCATTCGAAAAAACAATGAAATCATCACAATGTTAAGGCTATATCATACTCAATCAAATGGTGAAATACACGTTTCAGCAATTCCAAATAACCAATATATAAGGCAATTCGATAATAGTGAAACAGTGTCCATTTATGGCTCACAAGATTTCACTTGTGATAATTTTCTGTTTGTTGAACCAGGTGAATTTGAAGTTGAATTCAAACCTGGTGTTTTAAGTTTAACCAGTTGTCGAATTACTATAGTTGAAGGGTATCTAGGGGTATAAGTATGCAGCTCGTATTTTTGGATAGAAGTAATCTCGCATACAAAGATTATGGGTATGTAGATTCGAACTTTGAGATAGCACTGGATTTAGTCATCATTCAAAAATCTATTTTTACGGTAAAAAAAACAAAGCTCAATGTTACCGTTGGTGATATTGTTATTTTGAAAGATGCACCGATACATTACATTGGCATCGTTGAAAGATTAGAAGTAGCAGATAAACATAGAACATCGGTTCATGTGTTCGATTTCAAAGAGATGTTTTCAATTGATATCCCAGTACAAAGTTATTCTGGCGATTTAGGTTTGTATCTTGAAAATGTGTTAATCAGTCACTTTAAACAAAGTAATGATACACTCCAAAATTTGAATTATTTATCTATTCGAAGAGACGTAAATATCCAAGGCGAGTTATCATTTGAAACTGATAAAATCATGTCTTTAGCATCTTTAATGGAAATCATCACAAAATCATATGGGTTAAGACTGAAAACGGAAGCAGTTTATATTAGAGGTAGAGTGACGGGTATTGTTTTTCATATTGGTGAGGTTCAAAGAGGTATAAAACTTAGAAGCAACTATCAAGCAATTCAGGATTTGGTCGTGAATGATAGCTCAAGCCAAATGGTAAACAAGTTAGTGTATTACCCTAAAAGTGAGAATGTGATTCACAAAACTAAAATTGAGTATTTCATGTTGAAAAATGGTGAGCTTACACAAGATAAGAATCATCCAAACAGATACAAAACTGTAAAACCAAAAGTAAGTTACTATACTGATAATGACTATTCAACACTTCAAACAAAGGCAAGATCCGAGATGATCACATCGAAACTAGATCATAATATCACATTTACAATTAAGACTGATAACGATGTATTACAACCTTTGATGAATATTGAACTCGGAGATTTTATCGAATTCATCAATAATGAACAATCCTATGATTCGGTTGTAACAGGTATTAAATTTAACCATGGTTTTCATCAAGCAACAATGACTTTAGGTGAATACAGAATCAAATTAACAGAAAAGATACAATTATTGAACAAGAGTGTAAGCTCTGTTTCAAGTCATGTTTCTATACAAACAACTGGGATCACAGATCTCGATGGAGGTGAATTCTAAGTGGGAATTCAAAAAATAACCTTTGATGGTGCAAATGTCACATCGAAAAACGATGCTGATTTGTATCATTTTTTATTTTCAACTGAAGTAGGGATTCTTAAAGATGTAAAAGCTCAATGTAGCTATACCTTAGCTAATAACACGATTACATTTTTAGATGGTTATGTAGGTATTTACGGCAGAATCATCTACATTGAGAATCAAACAACCATAACCATTTCACCGGATTCTAGTAGATTTGGCTATGTCGTTCTAGGTGTAAATACGGAATCAAACACAGTTAGTCTATACATCAAGGAAGCACCTGGTACTTATCCTGTTTTAATTCAAAGTGACTTACACAATAGTGAAGGATTGTATGAGTTTGCTCTGGCTGCATATTCGAAAACAACGACTTCAGTAAACTTGATAAATGGATTTGAAAGACAAACGATTTCATCAGATCGCCAAAGGATCCAGGTATTAGAATCAAAGCTAAGAGAACTATATTATCCTAAGCACCTCGGATTAACAAAAATAGGTAATGGCTTATATCGATTTGGAGATATCAATTCATCATCACTCATGGAAAGTATTCTATATGTCATAATTGATAACTCAACGGTTGTTAATTTACCAACATTTCAATTATTTAATGGGGTAGGTTCTAATACATCAATTAACTACCGCCATGGTGGTGCAGACTATTCATTAAGTTTATCTTATTCAAATGGAACTGTAGCAATCGCTTGTGGGAATACGAATCACCAAGTCACACAAGCATATCTAAAAAAATAAGGAGCGATTTTTATGGCAACAATTCAGATTAAAAGAAGGACAACAACAGGCACAGGACCACTGATTGGAAATAGCGGAACTGTAAAAGCCGGTGAACCACTAGTAGATTTTAACGGCGAGCATTTGTATATTGCAAAAGCAGATAAAACAGGTAGTGCTGGTACGCCACTTGCGGAATCAGATTATTTAAAGATACCAGGTGTCGCAAAAGTAAATACACAAATTGATACAAAGATTGCAGCATTAGGTCTTGGTACTGCTGCGACTAAAAACACAGGCACAGGCAATGGAAATATTCCGGTATTGGATGCTGATGGTAAATTAGCTGATTCAGTCATTCCAAAAGTAGCGATTACAAATACTTGGGTAGTAGCAAGTCAAGCTGCGATGTTAGCACTAACAAGTGCTCAAGAAGGGGATGTTGCAGTTAGAACTGATATCAACAAATCCTTTATTCTTAAGACTACAGGTTATGCGACACTGGCCAACTGGCAAGAATTACTTACTCCAACCGACTCAGTAACAAGTGTTAATGGATCAACAGGTGCAGTATCCATCACGCTTGCAGGACTAGGTGGTGTAGCTAGTTCGACGTTTAATGCTCACGCTATCTCAGCAGAACATTTAACTCAAGCACAACGAGATATCATTTCTGGTGTAGTTAACACGAGACTTTGGGCAACGATTGGTATGGATTCAGCAGCTTCACAAGCTGCATTTGATGCCTCAGTTGTGCCATCTGGGTTAAAACTATATCAGTATGTAGATACTAACTATACGCCTTCAGTGCTTAAATATGCTATTGGGATTGATAACACCAAATTTTTAACACCTTCATCTATTATTGATGGTGGTACATACTAATGCCAACCATTAGAGTTAAAAGAGGAACAACAAAACCATCTACAGGGATTTTAACTACTATGGGTGAGTTAGCATTTGATTACACAAATAATGTCCTTTATGCAAGAAACTCAACATCGGTTGTTAAGATTGGTGGTGAACTAGAACTCGTATATTCCTCAGAAAGTACAGCAAGCTCATTAAGTGTTTCTTATGCTTTCTCAACAGCATACATATATAAAATTGTCATTATTGCCTCTACATACGGAAGTACTAATGATACTACACCAACAGTTATTAACTATAGAACATCAGCACTTTCAAATATTCCAGGTTCATCCTTAGCAATATATGCAAATGACCAAGCATCCACGGTGAGTAGAATGTTTATCGGTAACTCATCTTCATTTTCTATACCGGATGGTTTTACAAATGCATTAGTCTTAAGTAGTGGGATATCAAAAACTATAACAATAGATTTATCACCCATATTTTCAACTGGGTTCACAGATAATCGTCAATGGCTAGCGACTGGTAGAAGTGTAACAACAGTAACTGGACAGGCTAATGCATCCATCACAATGGCTGATTTTTCACACTCAATTGCAGGTTTCCCACAAAATTTGTTGATAAATCCAGGTTTAGACGCAGGTTCACCCGATAGTATCAGTGTTTCAATTTATCGGACATTAAGAAAGTAGGACAGAATTATGGCAATCATTAAAGACATGCAATCCAAGTTTGGAGTTGCATTATCTTATCACAGAATCACAGCATTCAATATTAACTACGCGACTAAGAAAGCAGTTTTATGTGTCGCATCATACCTATCTAAAGAAGCCAGAGCAAGCAGAAGTGTTCCACTTGAAGAGGTAGATATTGAAGTTCCAGTGTCAGATTTTTCCTCATTTAGTTCATCCAATCCAATCTCCGTAGGCTACGAATGGTTAAAAACTAACGTAGTGGGGTTCGATGAATCATTGGATGATTTCGAAGTAGTAGAAGCATCGATAAGTCAGGCAAATGAAACTCAGTAATAATCAGATATTTGAGACAGTTCAAGGTATATTTCCGAATCATACTATAATGTTCATTTATTATTGTGGCTCATTCGCTTATGGATTAAATGATGGAAATAGCGATTCTGATGTTACAGCAGTTATCGATGACTTTAAAGGAAATGTCCATTTAACTATAGATTCATTAGATATATTTGCATATGGTAAGGATGTTTATCTGAAGAAACAAAATCTAGATCAGACCGTGCCTTTATATGATCGGGTATATATTGATGAAATTCTTTCACCTTATGACACTTTAATCTACTTAAATGAGCAATACCGGAATGAATACGAAACGTACAAGCGAATCGATATGGTATTAATTCTAAAACCATTTCTCTCAAACTTTATAGAGCACTACGAAAGAAGGCTAGAGTTAGCTGAACCTCAAAAATCACATTATCATATTTTTAGAATCAGGGGTATTTTAGAAAACCTAGATTTGACTGGAAAGTACGAGTTAAACCTGTCTGAACCATGGTTAAGTCACATGAAGAATTACAAGAACAGCTGGAATACACTGACAGGGATTGAGTATTTACCACTACTCAAAGAAACATTAAACTATATAAAAAATTACAAAGACAAGGTGATAGATGATGGATTGGGATAATATCATGAATCTTTTTAGAATGGAAAACTTGATTTATTGGGTCGTTACAATGGTAGTTGTTATCATGACCACTATTAAGCAATTCAATAGACAAGAACTTAAAAACAAGAGTAACAACAATGAAATACTGATGAATCTTCAAACAATCGAGAAGCAAAATATCAAAATGCTCAATTTACTAGAGATGCATGCTCAGGACATTAAGTCTTTAAAAAAGGACGTAAATGTTCTTGAACATCGTGTCTCAAGATTAGAAGATTCACAAGTCAATATTTATAAACGCTTAGGAGGCAAAGAAAATGACAACACTTGAAATCGTCTTACTCATCACATCGGTTTTACTGTTAGCTCTTTATGTAACATCAAAAATGGGTAAGGATCAATCTTTGAATGATGTGATTAAAGAGGTGAAGCAAGATCTTAAAAACACCGCAGAGAATGTATCTGATTTGGTAAGTAAAGCCAAAGATATCGTTTTTGATGAAAGTGTTCAAAAAACTATTAAAGAATTCATCATGATTGTTGAAGAAAAAAACAGGCTGGCCAAGGATAAAGGTGAAGTGTATCTCGTTGGTGATGAAAAAAAACTCGCTGTCGTATCCAGATTAAGTGAGTGGATTAGCAATTTAACAGGCTCAACAGAAAAAGCAGTTGAGTTTGTAGAAACTAATCAATCAAAGATAGAAGCAATCATCGATGACTATATTTCATTCAGTAATAAAATGCAAGGTAGAGCTACTTTATCTGCAGCAGAGAAAATTATTCAAGAACAACTTAATAAATGACAAATGACCATATCTGAAAATTTATTCAGGTATGGTTATTTTTTATTTTATTATATTTCTTAGAATGGTATAATTAAAACAAATAAGTTATTTGAGTAATGAGGATGATAATTATGGTCAAAGTGTTATATGTAATAATTGCTTTCATAATTGGAGAGGCTTTTACAACAATCTTTTTATTACCAACCCTCAATGATCTTTATGAACCATTTAAGACATTATCAGCTCCATTACCAGCCTTAATTTGGATAATTTTATTCTTGTTACTTCCCACAATCATAGGGGGAGTAATTGAAGTAGGATGTATTGCTTTTTTAAATAAGTTTAATATCTAACACAATTGATTTCTATAATAAACTGTTGAATTATGAGGACTATGTCGTAATGAATAATCATGAAGTAGCGATTATTGGAGTGAAGATAGCAGCAAAAATTCTAAATATTCCTATTCCACATTATAGTTTTTTTGATCCAAGTGAAATTTCAAATAAGGAAATCACCGGAATGTATGTTTTTGAATCTGATGAAATATTGTTTAATGATGAATGGGTAACTAAGTCTCCATGGATTGAAGTTATCATCACAGCATTTCATGAAACAAGGCATGCATATCAGGGGTTCTGTATCAGAAATAGGTTGAATGAGTCCAAGGAAACTCTAGATAAATGGGAATATGAATCATTGAATTATATTAGTCCTTCTGGAAGGAATAATGAGATAGACGATGCGGCGTATATAAACCAAACAATCGAAATAGATGCAATTGTGTTTGCCCATAAGCTTATTTACAAGTATTTTAATGTGAAAACTGCTATACCAAACAAAATAAAAGGTTAGTAGAGGACAGGCAGTAGGTGATGAGTTATATGGCAATAGGTCATTGGAAGAAGTTAATTAAAAAGATTAAGGAAGGTTCAATTAATGAAAGAAATTTCATACACTATGAACACTATTTTGACATATTGCAAGACGTAATCAATCATATTCAAAAGTATGGATATTATGTTATTGACGGTCGATTGGAAGATTGTCTTATTAAACATGTTTGTACTAAATTTGAAGACTTTTCAGACTTTATTGATTTAGATAAAATCGCATCTGATATATCATCAAACTTAAAAAAACTTATAGTACCTAATATTATATTGATTCCCATGAATCACATGAATAAAAGGCTGTTAGACAAAGTGACAATGCTTGATGATAATATATCATTATTTTCAATGAGTGAGAAAATGGGGAAAATCAGAAGAGACAAATCATTATTATCAAGGTATGTCGAGAAAAAAATTTATTGCAAGTTCGGGGCAGATCATATTTTAATTACAAAAGATCCCTTCTTCTTTAATTATCCTATACTTGGAATAAGTATTAAACACATTGAGGATAGAGTGGAGCATGAAGCACCAAAAATAGTAGAGTCAGTTTATAGCTTGATTAGGATGCTAGATTTCAGAGAAGAGCGCGAGCCAAATGATAAAGGATGGGGTGTGCGTTTTCGAGATAACCTACCTGAAGCATTCACTTACACTGTTTATTATAAAAAAGCAGGGTCAGATTACAATAATCTGAATGATGGAGAGTTAGGGTATTCATTTAGATTCAAATTTAGTCCAATTCTAGATATCAATACAATATCATTTATTAAAAACAAGGATCGATTCACATCATTAATAAAACAGGTTATTGAATATTCTTTAATGACTGAAATAGATATTAATCCAATAATATATCGAATACGAAAAAAATGGATTAGCGGAATTAATCTTTTTAATACCGTATATGAATTTGTTTCAATAGGCAAGCATGATGCTGCTCTACTTTTAATGTTTTCGATTTTAGAATCATTATTTTTTAAGCTAGGGGATTATAATAGAAAAGATGTACTTATTGAGAGATTGGAGAAGTTCTTAAAAAACGAAAGTGACATTAAAAGTGTTAAGGCACTTATTACCACAACCTCAAACTATAGAAACATGTTTGTTCACCAGGGGATTGGGTTAGAAAGATTTAAGACATATCGCAGTTTGAATGATAGAGAAGGTTATATCCAAGGACAAAAACCATTTATTCACTCATGGCATCCAATGCCTGAAAATGAATTCAAAAATTATTACGCTTTAATGACTTTAGTGATTTATGTTTTAATAAATGATACGGATAAGCTTTTTGATTTCTACGTTAATAATGTTGAAACACAGTAAAATTACTATTATTTTTATCGAAAGAAAGAGGTATTTACCATGAAAAGAAACGAATTAGAAATAATTAAAAATGAGTTAAAACAAATATTTGAGCAAAAAATCACACCAATTAATCAAAATGGCTTTTTAGATAATAGTCAGATACCAAGCGGCAAAAAAGTGTACAATATTGAAGCTACACTTATGTTTATTGATATTAGAAACTCTACTTTGTTAAGTAACGAAATTGGACGTAAAAACATGGTTAAAATCTATAAAATGTATACGATGTTATGTAAGAAGGCTATAAATGATTACGAAGGAAAAATTCTACAAATTGTTGGTGATGGTATTTTGTGTGCATTTACGAATACTCCAGAAAGTAATTCAGGACAACTCGCAATTGAAGCAGCATTGACAATTAATACATATATTAAAGAATCTATGAATCCATTATTAGATGATGACTGGAAGATAAGTTGTGGAATTGGTGTTCGTACGGGACACATATATGTCACAAGACTAATTACCGACAATGGTAGTCAAGTGGCATATCCAAGTGATATTACAAATTATGCATCAAAGTACTGCGGACTAGCTGAAAAAGAACAGATTATTTTAGACTCCAAGACGTATGAACATCTCAATCAAAAGTTTAAAAATTATTGTTCAGTATTTAGTTCAAGTGTCGCTGATTCTTATATTATTACGGAGGCAACATGGGTGATAAATTAACTAATGCATATGACAAAGAGACTGCTTTTACTGTGCTTGAAATTGTTAATACTTGGATCATATCAGCAGACAATAAAGCATCAATTTTGCTTGCATTTATTGGTATCATAGTGGGCTTATCATCAAACGCATTGACTGGGATTATCACAAATATTAAAAATGTCGATATATTACTCATAGTTACACTAGTAGTATATTTAGTCATGCTATTAATCACTTTGCTTCAAATTGTTCTCGTTTTTTCGGCAAAAGTGTTGCTGGTAGATAAAATCGAACCTAATCTTATATCCTATATTTCAATTTCTCAAAATCGAGAACTTTTCATTAATGAAGCTATTAATGTTACTGAAAGTGAATTACTCAAAATGATTTTATCTCAAATATCTGTTAACTCTAGAATAGCAGTCCACAAAATGAAATATTTTAATACAGCATTAAAATTTGCAATACCCTTAGTGCCATTAACATTCATGTTACTTGTATTCAGTAACTAGCAAGATAAAACAAATCTTCTTGAGTTGTATGAAATTAAACAGTTGAGTCAATTATTAGTGTTTATAGAGGTGATTTCTTAGCGGAAATCGCCTCTTTTTTTTCTGCCCAATAGTTCATTTCAAAATCAGTAATACTAATACTAAACTCTTTCTCAATCAAATATCTTATTTTATCAGTAAGTGAATTTTGATTTCCAATTTCCAAAGTGACAATTGCATAATGAATATTCTGGTCTCTGTCGGGTTTTATGTTGATTTTTTGATAATAAAATGCTCTTAAATAATAAAGTTGAGCTAAAAGATAATAATGATGATATTGAATCGATAGATTTATTCCAATATTACATAATTCAATTGCTTCAGTAAAATTATAATCTGATCCATGTGTACGAATTACTGTATAGAGTATGATTAAATAATAATCTAGTGAACTTAAATCGTTGATATCATAAGTTTTTAATGCAAATGATAATCTTTCAATTACTATTTTTTTATCTTGATGTGACAAATCCGTATTGATATTGGATAGTATCAGCATTTCATAGATTGAAAAGATTTTGAATGACATTAAACGTTCAAAGTCTAACAAACTCTTAACTTTTTGGATGTATTCAGTCTTTGATAGACGTTTGATTCGATAATTATATAAGTAAGTACAAAAAGTATAAAGCAATCTGTCCGTTTTATCAATGAAAAGAGATTGATCTATATCACCCATAGTGATTTCAATGCCATCTATCTGATCGCTCATCAGTCTATTGTATAGACTATGAACGATTTTTTTTTCTTTTTTGGATGTATCCATATAAAACTTAAAAACTTCTTCAATACTCATATTTAACCTCGCAATTAGAGAAACAAAAATATCAGATGGCATACTTGATACCCCAGAAAGGTATCTTTGATATTGCCTAACTTCACAAATATCGGCAACAAATTTTTCTTGACTGTTAAAACCTCTTGCCATTCTCAATTTTTCTAATATGATTATACCCTCGTCTATTAACATATTCCCTCTTGAATTTCAAGGACAATATTGTCCTGTTTTGTGTTGATAGCAAAAGTTATCCTTAAGCTATACCAAGAAAGGGGGACACATATGAAAAAGATTATGCTTGTTTTAATGATTTTATCTACAGGTTTAACTCTTTCAGTAGTAGCAGATGACAAACCACAAGATTCAAACATCACATTTCAAAGTCATTTGATTACGCTTGACGGAGATGGTCTTGGCGGCGCACCTATCAATGGTGTAGTAGGAGGATAATTTCAAAAAAACTAAAAAATGTGTGCAATATTGAAGATTCAATCGTCTTTAAGTATAGAGATAGAAGTAATCTTTTGAAAGGGCAGCACCAGGTGACATACCTATCCAAAGGGGAAAGTGTTGATTGAAGGTAATCTTCAAGGGATGGATAAATCATTCGTCTGGTTATAGTATGTGGATACATGGATATTAATGAGGTTTTATTAAAGTATGAGCGAATGATGGTAGTAATAATTAATCAAATTGGTGTTTCAAATTATGACTTACGAGAAGATTTGATTCAAGAGTTAAGAATCCATTTGGTAAAAATATATAATTCAGGATTATTAAATGGAGATATCAAAAATATCAGTGACTACATTTTTATTATCTTGAAACGTAAAGCAATCGATTTGATTATCAAAGAAAACAAATATAACAACAAATCACTCAACTGGATGCATTTTAATTCAAATAAAGAAAAGTTAATCGATCAATTCGCAAATGAAAATAGTGGAATTGATAAACAAAACATAATTGAAGATATTATATCATACATTTCAGTTGTAAACCGTCAAGTAAAAGTGAGCCACTTAGACAACAAATCGTCATTTAATTTTGAGCCACCTTCATATTTTGTAAAGCTTCCTTGTGTCTGTGTGACTCACCACTCATATTTAGTATGATAGCT